GTAGGTAGTCATGGTAATAATGGATATGATATTTTGACAATGCATAGTTATGTATGAATATAGTGATGTTTCATAGCGGTAAAAGTCTTCCGGTGTTTCTTGGAGATTGTCTTAAACAGTTAAGGTTGTTTAATCCTGATATTCCTGTTTATTTCCTTATCAACAAAGAACATCTTGCTAATCCTGTCTTTAATTTATACAATATTACAACTGTGGATATGTCAAAGTATGTATCAAATGATGTATATACTTTTGATGCATTATACGGCAGGGGAAGGGATGATTTCTGGACTATTACCACTACAAGACTGATGTATGTTGAAAATTTTATATTCAATAATAATATGCAGGATGTCTATCATTTCGAGAATGATGTTTTGCTTTATGCAGATATTAAGAAAATGCATCCTACTTTTGTGAAGTTATATAAAGACTTGGCTATTACTGTTGGTGGACCGGATAAATGCATGACGGGATTTATGTTTATCAAAAGGGCTTTACCGTTAAGACGCATGACATATTTCTTTGTACAACTTCTTAAAAGCAACAGTATTCATAAGATACGGAAGCAGTATAAGGTGGATATGGTAAATGAGATGACTCTTATGAGGATATATAGCAAGGAGTATCCTGAGTTAATGAAGTTTCTTCCCATCCTTCCATTTGGAGATTATTCTGAGAATTACGATGAGTTTAATTCGTTATTCGATCCTGCTTCTTACGGGCAATATGTAGGAGGCACAATGAATGGAATACCAGGTGCAAAACCACAGGATCATTATATAGGACGATTGCTTGAGCAGCATCTTGATTATACTGTAGTATGGAAGCAGGAGAAAAAAGGGAAAGTACCATATTTCAAGTTTGATGGGCAGGAGGTTAAGATTAACAATCTTCATATTCATAGTAAGAATTTAAATCTATATGTAAGTTGAGTATAAATTCATCATATCTGAATAGTCGTTTTATTGCTTGTATTAATAAGGATAATGTACATACTGTAGTTGAATGTGGGAGTAGGGATGGATTGGATGCTATAGCTTTATATGAATATTATCAGCCTGAAAAAATTTATGCTTTTGAATGTAATCCTGAAGCTATTGAATTATGTAAAGAGAACTTGAAGGATTATCCTGATATTAAGTTAATAGAAAAAGCTGTTTATAATGAGAATAAAGAAATAGATTTTTATGCAGTTGATATGGAGAAAAGCATTGATAAGAATATTGGTGCATCATCTATTCTTTGGCATAGGGATAATAAGGTTGAATTGTTTCAGAAGAAAATTCAGGTAGAAGCTATTCGGCTTGATACATTTATGAAGGAGGAAGGGATTGATAAGATTAATATGCTTTGTATGGATGTACAGGGAACAGAGATAGATGTGTTTGAAGGATTGGGGAATGATATAAGCAATATTCGTTATATTATAACAGAGGTTCTCTTTGAGCATTTTTATGAGGGAGATAAATTGTTTGGAGATATAAGGAAATATCTTGATGAGAAGGGATTTAATTTATTAGTTTGTAGTGGTTTTATACCTGGACGACATATTGGTTTTACAAATTGTTTGTTTAGAAACAAGAAGAGATGACAGATTTCGTTAATTGTCCATATAGACATGGTGAGATGTCTCCTAGTGAAAGGAAAGCATTATACGGATGGATTTCTGATATTAAACCAAGAAATATTCTTGAAGTGGGAACTGGCAATGGAGGTTCTACTTATTATATGGCAAAAGCAATAAAGGATAGTGGAGTTAACTGTTCATTATATACCTGTGATCCAAGGAGGGAACCAGTAAAGGAATTTTTTAAAGAATTCCCTTTTGTTCATTATTATAGAGTTGTGTCAAATATTCTTATGGCATATTTAAGGTCGTCTTTTGTAGAAGTAAATTTTGCATTTTTTGACGGACCTGATGATTCTAAAGTAGCTTTAAGAGATTTTATTGTTCTTGATAAGACATATAAGAAAGATATATATTTCAGTATGCATGATTGGGAATGTGTTAAAGCATCTAAGATAAGACCTTATATTGAAAAGTTAAAACATTGGGAGAAAGTTGAAATTTTAGATGGTAATATGGATTCGGTAGGACTTTGTTTATATAAGAAAGTATGATAGATTGGATTACAGGAGAGAAGTTTGTGACTGTGGCTGATATGGTTTATTATCCTGATGGGGTGAAGGATTGTAATCCTCTTAAAAATACTTTTTGTCATTGTGCTTTGAAGGAGAAAAATATCATATATACTCACACAATGTATGTGAAGGAGTTATTTGATAAGATAAGAGGACTCAAATGTGAGTTTGTTATTGTTACTCATAACTGCGATAAAAATGTCAATGATGCTTCATTTCTTCCTGATAATGTCATAAGGTGGTATTCTCAGAATGTAAATGTTAATCATCCGAGGATAGAGTCTATACCTATAGGATTGGAGAATGACAGGTGGTTTAAGAATATTCATAAAAAGGAAAAGATGGAGGCGAAACTTCGTATGCCAAAGAAGTATAGAAATCTTGCTTATCTTAATTCAAGGATAGATACTAATCCAAAGGAACGTCAGCCTTTGTATGACTTGTTTGAAAAGAAAGATTGGGTGACTTCTTTCAGGGGAGTGAATGGGAAGATGTTTGATGAATATATTGACAATATATATAATCACAAATTTGTGTTCTGTCCTGATGGCAATGGGATAGATACTCACAGGTTATGGGAGACATTGTATCTTGGTTCTATTCCTATTGTAAAGATGGGAGTAAATGTACGTTTTTATAGCAGACTTCCTATTTTGTACGTTGATAGATGGAGTGATGTAAACGATGGATTACTTAATGATATGTGGTGTTCATTTGAAAATAAAATATGGGACAAAGATATGTTGACATTTGAATACTGGAAGAATAAGATATGAAAGTGAAGTTCTTCTATAATGACCAGATTCGATTTGATGTAGACTGTAAAAGTCCCACAGAAGTTTATATTGACAGGATTAAAAGAGAGAGAGTTCCAAAAGGACTGATTCGTATCGTCATTCTTGAAGAACCAAGGAAGGGACTTGCATATAGGTTGGTAAAGAAAGCACCTCATTTTTATTCATATCTCCTTACTTTTCATGAAGAGCTTATCACAAACTCAAGAACAAGGAGGTTTCTTATAATGAAGCCTTGGATAACGAATTATCAGTTTAAAGAGAAAGAGTTTAGTATATCTACTGTTGTGGGAGGGAAGAGTGACTTTAATATGGAGGGATATGCATTAAGACATAACTTATGGCGTAACAGGGAAAGGATAACTATACCAAGGAAATTTTATCTCAGTGGAAATGCGAAACACTGGCATACCTTTGTTCCATGGGCAGAAGCTAATTATAATGGAGAACTGGTTTTAGGAAATAGCAAAGAACCATTGTTTGACAGTATGTTTCATATAGCAATAGAAAGCACTTCTATAAAGAATTATTTCTCTGAGAAAATATTGGATTGTTTCCAGACAAAGACAGTACCTGTATATTATGGATGCAGGAATATAGAGAATTACTTCAATACTGAAGGTATGTTTCGTGTAAGCAATATAGATGAGATGGTGGAGGTATGCAATCAGCTAACTCCTGAGATATATGAAAGGATGCAACCTGCTTTGGAAGATAATTATCAGAGGTCTATGGCGTGGTGTAGTCCGAAACAACAGGTAGAGGATGCAATAAAAGCAATAGTAAATGGATAAGCAAAGAACGATAATGCTTGTATTGAGAGGTGATAAGGACTTCAGTCTTGAAGACGTACAGCTTATCTCTCGTCACATAAACGGCAAATGGAAATCTTCTCTGCGTCCAAGGATTATCTGTCTATGGGATAAAGCATCTTCTCATTATGATATAGATGGTTTTGAGGTTATGCCTCTTACTTCTACTCAACCAGGTACATGGTCGAGGATACAACTGTACTCTCCTGAGATGGAACAGTATCGTCCATACCTGTATATTGATTTAGACACGGCTGTAATCAATTCTCTTGAGAAGTTGATAGATATCATTCCTGATGAGAGAAAGTTCATTACGCTTGAGGATTTGTGGCAAAAAGGGCGTATGGCAACAGGACTGGTATGGTTTCCTGCAGAATGTGAAAGATTAACAGAAGCATGGAAGAGATTTAAAGATGCATCAGGTTCAAGAATGGACAGTTTTCTTCGACAGGTAATAACTCCTGATTTGTTTTGGCAGAATATCACTAAGACTATTGCTGACTTTAAACCTAAAAGCAGGAAATTATTAAATGAACTTTCTTATGGAACTGATATTGTCTGCTTTCATGGTAAGCCTCGCATACCACAGGCTACAAATATCAAATGGGTTAAGGAATATATTCAGCAGAAGAAGTTTTATAGTGAACTGGTGACTGTGATAATACCATATAATGAAGATAGGGGATGGTTAGAGGAAGCTGTCAGTAGTGTACCGGAGGATATACAGCTTATATTAAGTCAGGGAGAAGGAACATGGCCCATGAACTTTAACAAGGTTCTTGGTGAAGCAAAAGGGAAATATGTCAAATATCTCCATGAAGATGATATGCTTACTCCTAACTGTATTGAGGATTCAGTAAGGGCAATAGAGGAACAGAAAGCAGACTTTATCCATGGTAATGTCATTGAATATTATCAGAGAACAGGGAATATGCATAAATGGTATGCAGAAAACAGGTTCCCTACAAAAGAGGATTTGTTAAGGCGTAATCATATACACAGTGCTTCTCTTATGTATCGTAGGGATGTCTTTGACAGGTTGGGAGGCTTTGATGAGACATTAAGGACAGCAGAAGAGAGAGAGTTTAATATTCGTTGTCTGCATAATGGATTGAAATTAGGATTTGCCAATTCTTTTCTTGCCATATATCGGAGACATCATGAGCAGAAGGTACGGAGGATAGCGAAGCAGATAAGATTACAGGAGAGATACATGGTTATGAAAAAATATTCAGCATGATTGAAAGACATCCTATAATTATCACAGGGATACCTCGTAGCGGAGCATCTATGATAGCAGGAGTGGTGCATCGTTGTGGGGCATTCGGTGGTGAGATGTCGGGATATAAAGGGGTGAATGAAAATGATGCTATAAAAGAAACTCTGGAAAAACCGTATCTTGCAAGTGTTTGGGCAGACGAGATGGGGCAATATCCTCTGCCTGAGAAAAGAAGAATAAAGATACCTGTCACATGGAAGGAGTCAGTGGAAGAGATAATAGAAAGACAGGGTTATAAGGATGGTGAATGGTTCTACAAAAGCTCAAGAGCCACTTTGCTGTGGGAGATATGGTATAATGCTTATCCTCATGCAAAGTGGGTTATTGTAAGACGCAGGACGGGAGATATAGTAGAATCCTGTAAAAAGACAGGTTATATGAAAGCTTTCAAAAGTGAAGATAAACAGAAAGCAGTAGGAGTAAAGACAGAGGAAGAAGGATGGTTATGGTGGGTGCATGAATATGAAAAGAGGTTTGTTGAGATGATAATAGAAGGATTAGACTGTAAAGTGGTTTATCCTGCAAGGCTTGTTTATGGAGATTATTCACAGCTTTATGAGATGCTTGATTGGTTGAAGCTAAAATGGTCTCCGAAAATATTTAATTACATAGATCCGTTATTAGAAACGACAAGAAAAAAAGAAAAGGAGGTAATAAATGGCAGTACTGGCAACATACAGTGATGTACAGACACTGATGCAGGATACGACTATTGACAGCACATATATAACAAGCGTGTTGACAACAGTTGACCTTATCCTTACCAAGATATATGAGAATAGTACTTGTACGGTTAGTGATAGCATATTGGAAGAATTGCAGAAATATTATGCTGCTCATATCATATCAAGCACTACGGCAAGGATAGCATCTAAGGAAAAGCTTGGTGAGGCACAGGTGGAATATGCAGGGAAGTTTGGTGAAGGACTTGATTCCACTCCTTACGGGCAGATGGTGAAGTTACTTGATCCGTGTGGGTTGGTTGCAAAATCATCAAAGATGGCTGCAAGTATTTATGCTATAAAAAGTTTTGACTGATGGGAATAGGTAGCATGATAATAAACAATCTTCTTCAGACAGCAGTCTACTGGGCTAGTCCAAAAGAGGATGGTTATGGAGGAGTGACTTATGCTGATCCTGTGGAGATATCCTGTCGTTGGGAAGACAGACAGCAGATAATAGGAACTATCACAGGCAATCAGATAGTAGGTTTTCAGAATATGTCAAGAGCAGTGGTATATGTCGATAGGGATTTGGATGTGGATGGGTGGCTCATGCTTGGGACTCTTGATGACTTAACAGACAGTAGTGGGGACAGTAGTGGGGAATATTACGATCCGCAGCAGTTGTCTTCAGCGTTTATCATAAAGAGATTTGAAAAGATCCCTGCACTTCATAGTACTACTGAATTTATCAGAACAGCTTATTTAACTCCTTGGCTTACGTAATATGGCAAATGTATATCAATATCATCCGAGTCAGAAGATAACTTATACAGGAGGTAAGAAAGTTTATCTTGAAGGATTAGAAAAAGTTGTTAAAGAAATCAATGAGAATGTTGGAAAGATAATGGGAGTGACAGAGGAGGGATTATATAAAGCCATGGCTCATGTTCATAGGAAAGCAGAACCTGCTACTCCTGTTAGAACGGGTGCATTGATATCAAGTTGGTTTGTGGTAGGAAAAACAAAAACAACTGGAAGATATTTCAAACTGAATATTGGCAAGAAATTAACTAAACAACAAAATGCAAATTTTAAGATTAATAAGATAACAGAAGGAAAACAAAAAAGAATAAAATTTGCTCATAGGACATATGTTAGGGATATGAAAGCTATTTTGGACAAGGGGCAGGATATGGTTGTTATTGGTGGATATTCTGTTCCTTATGCAGGATATATCCATGAAGCTATTGCGGGAAGGAATATGGCAAAGCATTTCACAAGACCTGGTTCTCATGCATGGTGGCTTCAAGAAGCTTTTAATAGCAGTAGGGATGATATAGTGAAGATAATAAGACAAAATATCAAGGTATGAATAGTTGTAGTGTGGATATTGCTGATATGTTGGTAGCTGAGACTTCTCTGGGACTTACAATAGCTACTAATCTGTTTGTGGGGAAAGAACCTACAACACCTGATAATGTTGTAACAATATATGACAGTTATGGATTTCCACCACAACTTACATTTAATGCGAGAAATGAATCTTATTATTATCCTGCGATACAGATAAGGGTTCGTAACAGGGATTATCGCACAGGATATAATTTGGCACATGACATAATGGAAGCACTCCATGGCAGGGCGCAAGAGACATGGAATGGTACATTATATACCGTTATCCAATGTATAAGTGATGTTGCATTGCTTGACTGGGAGGATAATGGGCTTTGCAGGTTTTTGATTAATTTCAATATCCAGCGAAGATAACGGAGTATTAATTAACGCTTTAAAAAGGAGGTTAAACTAATGGCGAGTAATGCAGTTTCCGGTGTAGGAACACAATTTCGTAGATGGAATGGTTCTGCGTGGGCAGACCTTGCGGAAATTAATTCTATTACCGGACCGACTATGACCAGAGATTTCATTGATGTTACATCATTGGATTCCACTGGTGGTTATCGGGAATTCATTACAGGGTTCAGGGATGCAGGGACTATCTCTCTGTCCATGAACTTTACTCGTAATACATATGATGCTTTTAAGGATGAT